ACAGAGTAACGGGAAACGATTACAATTACACACGATACCAAACTACATGGGAAATTCGACATTTAGATGTTAACGGAGAAGACACTCTCCGAAGAATAACTCTATATAAATGTTGGCCAAGTGTAGTTGGAGAAATTAATTTAAATATGGGTGAAAGTAACTTTGTTGCTTTCAGCGTCACATTAACATTTGACAACATACAAATATGGGGAGTCTAAATGTTAAACGAATTTAAAACAAATTTTTTAGGTGGAACCAGATCTAACAGATTTTTAATCGAAGGTAGAATTCCTACAGGAGGACAGTTTACAAAGTTTCACGTTAGATCTACAATAATTCCACAAATGTCAACAAAAACTTTAACATATGACTATTTTGGAAGAAAATATCATTATCCCGGTGAAAGAGAATATGGTAACTGGGCCTTTACGGTCTTAGATGACGTTGGTGATAACGATCTTTGGAAAGATTTTCAAAAGTGGCATAATAATATTAATAACCATGTAACAAACGAATCTTTTGATCTTGCCGGAGGAGATGATTATAAAGCATACAACTGGAAGATTAAACATCTAGACATTAACGGCAATAATGTTTTAAAAGAGTTCGTATTGCAAGGTTGTTGGCCAGCATCCGTGTCTCAGTTGTCTCTAAATATGTTGCAGCCCAATACATTGAGCTCGTTCAATGTGATTATCGTTTACGATTACATTGAAATCACAAATATTACATCAAGAACAAATTCGTGAGGAAATAAATGGAAATAGAAGCTTTTGGATTTGAATTTGGCAAAAAAAGAACAACTAAGCAGGATAAAATTGAAAAGAACCTGCAGTCTTTTACTGCCCCCGAAGTTTATGATGGAACCGTAACAGTTGAAGCTGGTGGTTTCTTTGGCACAGCTTTGGACTATTCCTCATCGATGCGCGATGAAAGCGCATCAGTTGTTCAATACAGAAACATGTCAATTTATCCAGAAGTTGACAATGCAATTGATGAAATCGTAAACGCATCCATAGTTTTGGGAACAGACAGAAAACCCGTCAAACTTGATTTGGGTGATTTGCCAGTTTCTGACGTTATTAAAAATAAGATATACAGAGAATTTGATAGAATCATACATCTTTTAGATTTTAATAATAAATCTTATGAAGTTTTTAGACGTTGGTATATCGATTCAAAGATTTTTTATAATATCGTAATTGACAAAGATTTGCCTACTGAAGGCATCAAAGAGCTAGTTCCAATTGATCCTCTAAAAATTAAAAAAGTTAGAAAGATCAAAAAAGAAAACGAACAAGTAAACGGTCAAACAATTTCTTTGATAAACGACATCGAAGAATATTATCTTTATACCAACACCGATAAAGAAACCTTTATGATGACTGGTCCCGGTGGATTAAAACTTTCCATGGACAGCGTCGTTTACGTTCCATCTGGCATAATCGACCTCAATACAAAACGTGTTTTAGGATATCTGCATAAGGCAATCCGCCCACTAAACATGTTGAGACAACTAGAAGATGCTCTTCTAGTTTACCGCATTGCACGTGCACCTGAGCGTAGAGTGTTTTATGTCGATGTTGGTCAGCTACCAAAACAAAAAGCCGAACAATACATGCGAGACATGATGAGCCGTTTCCGCAATAAGCTCATCTACAATCAAGCAACAGGCGAAGTTAGAGATGAAAGAAACCATCTTTCAGTTCTTGAAGACTATTGGCTACCGAGAAGAGAGGGATCAAGAGGAACCGAAATTACCACCCTTCCCGGCGGACAAGCAATGTCTCAAATTGAAGACGTTGATTATTTTAAGAAAAAACTTTATAACTCTTTAAACGTTCCAATTAGCCGCCTAACTTCAGAATCTACCGGATTTAATATGGGTAGATCTGTAGAAATTACCAGAGAAGAAGTTAAATTCTACAAATTTATCGATAGACTCAGACATCACTTTTCAAAGATGTTCTTGGACATCTTGCGCGTTCAGCTTCTTTTGAAGGGTGTGATGACCGAGGAAGATTGGCATCAGCTTAAGATTGATATCAAATTTAATTTTAATACCGATAACTATTTCTGGGATTTAAAGGAAGCTGAAATTTTGGCAGAACGATTGAAAATGATTTCAATTGTTGATCCATATGTTGGTAAGTATTTCTCTTCTGCATATATCCGTAAAAACATTCTTCGTCAAACAGAAGAAGATATGCGTTCTATTGATAAGGAGATGGAAGTAGATAGACAAAAAATGCAAGCAGAGCAAATGGCTCTAATGGCACAACAACAGGCTCAACAACAAGGAGCTGAAGAAAGCGCAGAACAGTAATGGAATCTTTAACAAAAATTTTATTAAAAAATGGAATAAAGGGCATGCTTTCGGAAAATGAAAGCTATTTTAAAGAAAATATTGTTCAAACGCTTTCATTTAAACTGAATGCTTCCATCCAAGAGGCAACTTTAGCTCTATCTGAGAACCTTTTAGTATCAGAGTCAACAACTCCAGAAACACAAAGTTTGAAAAACTTTGTTATATTTTTGGAGTCATTTAAACCCGGAAAATTTAAATTTAAAGATGACAGCATTATAAATATTACTGAATCTGATATTGAAAGCATAAAAAAATTGTTTGAGGGGTTAAATACAAAAAATCGTCTTCAACTAACAAAAGACATTTTTAAAAACCCGACAGAATTCAAACAACACATAGAATTTTCAAAATCAGCAAAAGGACTTTTATGAAAAATAATATCAGAGAAATGATTAAGAGTGCAATTGAAGAGAACGCAGTTTCTTTTAAGGATACTGCTTCTCAAACACTGTACACAAAGGTTGCTAGCAAATTACAAGAGCAATACAAAACAGTCGCACAAAACTTAATGAGACCAACCAATGAAGCTGATAACAGAACTAACTGAAGACATCAAGTATATCAAAGAAAATGTCGGAAACGGTGAAAAACATTATTTCATCGAAGGCATTTTCATGCAAGCCGAACAAAAAAACCGCAACGGAAGAATCTATCCAAAGAACATTTTGACAAAGGAAACTGGGCGGTATATCAATGAATATGTCAACAAAGGCCGTGCTTTGGGTGAGCTAAACCATCCAACTGGCCCGACAGTAAACCTTGACCGTGTATCCCATATCGTAAAAGATCTTCACGAAGATGGAAATAATATCTACGGAAAAGCTAAAGTATTAGATACCCCAATGGGCCGTATTGTCAAGAATTTGATTGACGAAGGTGCCCAACTCGGTGTTTCCACAAGAGGTATGGGTTCTCTTAAGGCCCGTAACGGATTCCAAGAGGTCCAAGAAGACTTCATGCTTGCAGCAATCGATATTGTTGCAGATCCTTCAGCCCCAAATGCTTTCGTAAACGGCATCATGGAAGGCAGAGAATGGATTTTTGAAAATGGAATTTGGACAGAAAGACAAAGAGATTCCGCCGTTAAGCTTATCAAATCCTCCTCAAAGAGAGATCTTAATAAGAACATCGTCAAGGTATTCGAAGAATTCTTCAATAAACTCTCATGAGCTACAAGCTACCAAATGACACCAAAGACTATCTTTTGTTTATGATAGAAAATAGGATTGAAAAAAATCCTCAAGATTCTGTCTTTAAGAACAAAAAGTGCTATGAGCAACTTTATATCTTAGAGCAACCTGAAAATAAAAATCCAAAAGCCCCAAATGAAACACCAGAAGGTGGATTTGGTTCAGGCAAACCCAGAAAGAAAAAAACAGAATTACAACCCGGCTTTGGTGAGATCATGATGGGTGATGCCAGAGAAGACAGCAGCGACGACGAAGAAGTCGAAGATTCAAATCCTCTTTTAAAGTTAGTCGGCGCAGGAACTGCAGCGGGGATCGGTGCTTTGGCCGGGGGAGTTTTAGGAAAAGCCGCTAGCTCTATTGTTGGAAAAGCTGGCCCTCTTGGTAAATACGGGGCCAAGGCACTCTCTAGCCTAGGCAAACAAGCTGAAGAAATTTCTGGCAAAACTTGGATTGAGGCACAACTAGGAAAAATTGGACAAAGTCAAATGGAACTTGCTGCTCAGGGCGCAGGTTCTCCATGGACAAAATTCGTAATTCCAGAAAAGAAGCCAACCAAAATACTCTCACCAGAACAAAAAGCAAAAGAGGCATATAACGCAGAAACACAAGATCTTGCAAGTCGCATGAAAGGCGAAGAGATAAGAAACCGTGCAAGACAACAAGGATTGATTCCTTGAACAATCATTTAATATAAATAATTTTACAATTTAAGGATCCTTTGATTATGAAAAACAACAAAAAGTACACAATTTCTGAAGCTGCCGTCGAAGCCATGGGCCTCGGTGCTATTTCTGATGGAAAGCCAGATTTCGACGCCACCGGAAGGGGTTCAATGACCCCAGCTCCAGTAGTCGCTGGTATGCCTGCAACAACCCCAGTTGCTTCCCCAGTAGTCCCCAACAGCATGGCTGGTGGTGCAAAAATGGCTGCTGCTCCCGCTCAACCACAAGTTGAAGAGGAAAATGAAGAAGCAGAAGAGGAAATGGAAGACTCTGAATCTGAACCCGATACAGATGTCGAAGAAGTCGAAGAACAAGCAAGAGCTCAATTCCGTACAGCTCTAGTATCTCTTCTCGGTGAAGAAAACGCCACAGAAGAACTAGTCGAAAAGCTTGAAGGAATTTTTGAAGCTGCAGTTACCGACCGCGTTGAGCGCACCGTAGCCACAATCGTAGAAGACGTAGACAGCAACGTCAAGACTTATCTTGACAATGTCACAGAATCCTTGGTTGAAAAGGTTGACGATTATCTTGACTATGTCGTTGAAGAATGGATGACAGAAAACGCTGTCGCCGTCGAACAAGGCATCAAGACCCAAATTGCTGAAAACTTCATCACAGGTTTGAAGAATCTCTTTGAGAACCACTACATCGACGTTCCAAACGAGAAGTATAACGTTCTAGACGAACTTTATGCCCAAAACCGTGAACTAGAGGGTAAGCTAAACGAATCTTTCAATCAAAACATTGCTCTTCGCAAGCAAGTTGAATTAACAGAGTGCGCTGGAATCTTCGTTGCCGAGACAAGAGATCTTGCCGACACACAAATTTCTAAGCTTCAATCCTTGATGGAAAACGTTAGCTTTGCATCGACCGACGAGTATCGCAGCAAGCTAGTTGCCATCAAAGAAAACTACGTAAACACATCAAAAGTTTCTGCTCCAGCCCGCACACCAGAGCCAGAGCAAACTTTTTCACCAGTCAAGGGTAATCCAACAACATTAGTAGAAGGATATGTTGGAGCCTTGGGTAGACTAAACAAAAAAGTCTAAAAAACAAATTTTATAAATAATTTTACCTCACAGGAGATAACTTAAAAATGCAATTCGCAGACAACACACCATATGACGTATTAACCGAGAAGTGGGAGCCAGTGCTTTCGCATGAAGCTCTTCCTTCGATCCAAGATGATTACCGCAAGAAGGTAACAGCCGTTCTTCTAGAGAACCAAGAGCAAGCTCTTCGTAGCCAACACCTAACCGAAGACATGAGCTCTGGTAACCTCGGAATGCCTATGGACTACACGAACACAACAAGAGTCTCTGGTTATGACCCAGTACTCATCTCGTTGATTCGTCGTGCCATGCCAAACTTGATGGCCTATGACATCTGCGGCGTTCAACCAATGACCGCCCCAACTGGCCTCATCTTTGCAATGCGCTCCAACTACTCCTTCGCTGGTAACCAAGGTGCTTCTTACGGCGCTGCAGCTTACACCGAAGCTAACTTCCAAGAGCCACAACCAGCTTACGGTGGTTCTGGTTGGACCTTGCCAAACGCCTTTGCCAACTCCAAGGGTCTATCTGCTGGCTGGAACTACACATCCGGTATGACCAACCAAGGTTTCCGTGGAACCGCAGCTGCGCTCCAAAACCTTCGTGGTATCATCACCTCACAAGGTGAAGGTATCGGATCCACATCGCCATACGGAACTTGGAACCAAATGTCGTTCACAATCGACCGCGTTGCCGTCCAAGCTCGTACACGCGCTCTATCCAGCAACTACACCGTCGAATTGGCACAAGATCTCAAGGCCGTTCACGGATTGGATGCCGAAGCCGAACTCGCCAACCTCCTCAGCACAGAAATTCTTGCTGAAATCAACCGCGAGATCGTCAAGACCATCTACTACGTTTCAAAGACTGGTTCGACACAACCAGACCTCAACGGTGCTGCTGGCGGTGGTGGTGTGTATGACCTTGATCAAGACTCTGACGGTCGTTGGTCAGCCGAGCGCTTCCGTGGTCTCAGCTTCCAAATTGAGCGTGAGTGCAACCAAATTGCCAAGGAAACCCGCCGTGGTAAGGGCAACTTCATCATCTGCGATAGCGATACCGCAGCCGCCCTCGCCATGTCTGGATTCATGAGCCTCAGCCCAGCAATCGCTCCTCAACTCAACGTTGATGACACACAAAGCACCTTTGCTGGTATCCTCAGTGGCAAGATCCGCGTCTACATCGACCCATACAGCCCAGTTGGTTACAACTTCTTCTGCGCTGGTTATAAGGGCGAGTCGCCATACGACGCAGGTCTCTTCTACTGCCCATACGTTCCGCTACAAATGGTACGTGCAGTTGATCCTGCTACTTTCCAACCACGCATTGCCTTCAAGACCCGCTACGGTGTTGTTGCTAACCCATACGTTCTAAACAACAGCAACGTACCAGACGGTGAAACCCTCACCAGTGGCTTGAACCAATACTACCGCCTAACCTCGGTACAAAACCTCCACGGTAACACCATCTGATTGATGGTCTAACCTAGGAAAGTAAAAAACTTTCGAAAACCTCCCGAGTAATCGGGAGGTTTTTGTTTTACCATAAATAATTGTATGAGTTTATGTTCATCAAACACAAATCCGATGTACAACAGTTACTTCCGTTTGGTTTTTGGTCGTGGGACCAAACAAATGGAACTCATGTGTCAGAGAGCAAACTTGCCCGGTATTTCAGTTCCCGATCAACCACAACCAACTACGCTAGGTACAACAATTCCTGTACCAACAATGGTAGCAAATTTTGAGACACTTAATGTCGAATTCATAGTTGATTCGGATTTGACTAACTGGATGAGTTTGTATTCTTGGGTTCGTAATATAACGAATATCAAGAATGATATCGAACACAATCTTTTGTATCAATCTTGGCATCATGAAGCAAATTTGTTTCTTTATGACCCTGCCACAAACTGTGAAATTTTGAGAGCAAAGTTTAATTACATCATCCCGGTAAAATTAAATGGTTTAAATTTTCAAGCAGATAGCTCAGATGCAATAATTCAAAAAACCACATGCACATTTAAATATTCATATTTTGATCTGTGGACCGGAAATCAAGAAGATCCAGTTCCGTCAAATTTAAAAAATCAAGTTTAAATGTAATCTAGGGGGTTGTCTGACCAGCCCTCTGCGGTGTTCGGGTTGGCATCCGGTTTATAAGGCAGCTTATTCGTTTCAGGCTTCATCACCTTGCGTTTCTTTCGCTTGGGTGCAGGCTCGGGCTCTTCTTCTACAGAAGGGCTTATAGGCGATTCTGCAACGACATCATCCCATTCTTCATCCCCTTCAGCATCTTCCAAAATTTCAACCCCTTCAAAACTTTCTATCATATCATTAACAAAATTTACAAAATCTTCATTATTAAAAAGTTCGTTTAAAAGTTCTAATCCATTTTCTACGCCGTGGGGTGCATCGGGAGAAGAACTTACAATTGATTTCGGATCAGTCTGCATTGCCATAAAATAAACTTCATACATTTTTTCTAATTCTATTGCAGGCAATCCAATATAAACTATTACGGATCTGGGTAGATTAACTTCATACCCTCTAACGTTCAGTAAATAATTTGAAAGTTTTACGTATTCTATTGGTTGACCAGTTTGATCTTTTGTATAATAATTTTCCAAAAGAGCTGGTAGTTTAATAGTGATTTTATCAGGCGCTGCTTCGCTAACCATTCCAATCAATTCTTCCCCAGAAGTCAACTTAACTACTCGCAACGCGCCTGAGAATTCATTCTCAGGAAGTGAATCGGACATAGTGATGTCCTCCCTTCCTTACTATTTATCTTTCAAAGGCTGTCGAATGACATTGAACATATCTTGTAATCAAATTTTTCTTTATTGTATATTTTAACACGTTCTTCAAAATGTCTAAGCACGTGATTTTTGTGAGATTTCCAAGAA